GTAGTGGACCTTGTCTGTCTCATAGCTAACCTCAAGTCCTGCCGAGGTAATCTGCTTAGCTATCTTGTCCTCAAGTCCACTGCGGTACCCGTGTTGAATCCCACGTTGCTTGGCGCTAGAAGCGGTCCGCTGATGTGGTTGTCTCCGCTTCGGGTATCGGGGCATCGAAAGCTTCCTGCATGATATCGTCTCCCACAAAACTGCCCTCAACAGCCTCAAATCCCTCACCGCCTGATGTACTACTAACCAGGTCAATCACTTGCACACTTTGAAGCTGCAGCGAAACACCCGACTTACCCGATACTGTCCAGGGGGCGATGATTCCTTTAACCTTAATTGTGCTACCTGCCCAAATCGCAGGGACCTGCTTACCTACAAGGTTTTGCCCCTGTGCATCAAAAAAAGTTGGGGCATACTTAGATTTAACTTTGAAAACAATCTCACCAGAATCTTCATCGGTGTCATAAGGCAATGACGCTTTGCTTGCTTTGTTACCAAAGTTTTCCTCAGCGACTTTGTTGATGAGTGCTGATAGTTCTTCGCTGTCGCCGACTATCAGATTCGTTTTATATTTTGGCTCACCGCCAAACGCATTGTCTGGTTGATTGAGCCAAGGGTACTGCGCTCGACCTGCGGGTGAAGTGAATCTAATTTTATTGCTTTGAGCCATCTGGCTTCTCCTTGGTTTTTTCTGGGGTTAGGTACTGCGGTTTGATTTCTGGCAATTCGATGCCAAGTCTTGAAGCTTCTAGCTGAAGCGTTATTGGGTAGGTGCCGCCTTTCTCAGAGATGAGTTTAGCCAGGCCCCTTACCCGTTCACGGGGGTGCATATGTGGTCCTTTGTTCTATAGGTGGACATAACGTCCGAGAGGTTAGCTGAAGCAGTATTCCGAATTAGGTATTGCGCCTAAATCTAAACTGCCTTTGGGAGGTATTACGACATCAAGTTTCTCAAGTCCTGCGTAACTTAGTTGCTTGCTTGCCTGGTTAAGCAAATCTGAATACAGGCAGTAATCCTGGTAAATTTCCACAAATGAAGCACGGACACTGTTGTACATAATGTCTGTGTCGGCTGGCGTTGTCCCGAAGCTGTCATGGATTAGGAAGAAATCCTCAACGCCATTTTGCTTTGCGGTAAGAACGGTAAGTAGCAGGTGGCTTGAGTCCATACTATGGATTATGTTTGGCGACACCGCTGCCTTAGCTTTCTTTTTGTCGACACGATTACTAGCACGAGTCCTTACAGATACTTGCTCACGTTTTGGAGCCTGGGTCACGCGGTCATACAAATATATTTTGACCTTCTTAACATCCCATTGTGTGTACTTTTGGATGACGGGAAATTCAACAGGGTTGTCGAAACGTAGTGACTTACCTTCGTGCGCCAAGGCTCCTGCTATTTGCTGAAAGAAATCCATTCCCGCAGAGGCACTGCTAATCACTTGGCACACTGCCTCATAATTTAACTTTGCCAGGAACTTGGCATGCTCTCTGTGGGCTAATTTTTCGTCACCAAAATGATGGTGCTCCAGCTCCTTACGCATAACCTTCTCGGACAAAGGGCGCATGACTTCATCCATAATCTGGTCAGCAAATCCGTATTGACCACTAGAATATCCATAGGTCATCACGTTTCTTTTTAAGGTGCCTCTGCCAACGCCGTATGAGAGCCAACAATTACTCATTGCAATTCTTCTAGCCCTGACTTGCTTGGCCGTCTTAACAAGGGCGCCCTTTTTATCCTTCACATCTGTTAGCAATGGCTCCGCATAATTAACATCAGCAATTTCCAAAAGTCGTTTGTTCACCACATCAGCAACAGTTTTGTATACGTCTTGTGGCTTTTCACCAGGCACCAGATTAACCAGAGTACCGTCAGCTTCATCTAAGCTCGCAGCTGAGTAATGCTGGACACCACTGTTAGTACCATCGAGGCTTACAGGCAAGGAACAAACATACCCAGGCCCGTGGTCCATATAATTGGCCAGCTCACGGCATGCCGCCAGAAATTGGAAAGGTTTATCAGCCGTTGACCAATAGCAGAAGGTCCCTTCACTGTTACGCCCAACGTCATAAAGCTTTGCCTTATTATCTTCAACCCAGGCTGCCCTATCGGATAACGATTGCTTGCTTATCTTATTGAAGTCACCAACATTGGCCAAATGAACATAGAGCCAAAAAGCACTATCGTCATCCATTACTTTGCCGCGTGATAAAGTGAACATAGCTTTGATATGGTCGTCGCGGTGATAGGAAAAATGTGGCACAGGGTACACACGGCCGCGAAAGTCAAAGTTAAAGGGTAGCCAGAATTGCTCAAACTGTGAGAGCTCTGTAGCTGTCGCAAGGTCCTGGTACATCAGCATCGACGCCCCAGTGAGCTCACGATTCTTTTCACGGACCTCACGCACAGTCTTAACATAGAGCACCTGCTCATCCGTTGTCAGTGCGTCAAAGTCTTCTGGTCGCTCAGGAAACTCCAAAGGTGTGGCGCGTGGGAACTTACCAAATACTTCAGAATTTCCCCAACACCACTTTACTGCTTCTAACACGTAATTGTTAATTTTTAGAGGTGTAGCCTGGATAGCATTAAGAGCCTCGACATAAAGTGGCATGCCAAGCTTGAGGCGGTGCTTAACAGCATTGCGCTGCTCTTTGTTGGAACTACGAACCAAGGGCACCTGGGCTGCAGTTGCTTCGTCCAGGTAACATCCTGTATCAAAAGAAACCCAGGGCTTAGGTGCCACAATCATCGGTGCCAACATCGGCTCCTGCCAGGACGCCTGATAGTCCATGTTAGCTAAAGCCAGAGTAGCTTCGTCCGTAAGCCCTATACGCTTTTCAGTTCCTTTTTTAGTGTACTTTTCCCAGGCCTCGAAAATACCTGAGCCTTTGAGAACTGCACTTAGAATTGGACCGCCAACCTGAGCTCTACGGTCTTGGGTCCACTCTGGTACAGAATAGTTGGACTTCGATGCAATTGCCCTGGCCGCAGTCTCGCGTCCTTTAAGGCCTGCGTGTTCTTTCTCGACATACTTGGTAACACGGCTAAATAAAGTTTTATCACGTACCTTTAAACCCTGAGCCCAGACCTCTAGCTCGACTCTGTGTCCAATCTTGGTAAGTAAGGATGTCTTCTTACCATGTGTGATTGTCGAGTCCATTGCGGCGTTCAGACCGATGTAAGCAAGGATGTCTGGGTCACAGTCAACCAGGTCATCGCGCCAGGCACAGGGCTTACCAGGCCTTGACTGCTCTTCTTCAATAGCTTCTCTTAGGCACCTGGCTACAGCAGGCAGAGCGTTGTTGATGAGCAATTGTGGGTTATTCTGCGTTGAAGGCCTGTTATTTTCCTCTAGCCTTTTAAGGTATCGTTCTCTTCCGTTATGAAAAAACTCTTTCTCTCTAAGTAATTCTTGAGCCGTTAGCTCTTGTGTTACGTCTAGCATTACGCGTATCCCTCACAGTGTGTTCTAAAGGTGGACATAATTATTATGGTTAAAAAATAACCACTATGTCAGTGCAGGTTTTGGTTTTTTAAGTCACTCAAAAGGTGCATGACATCCTCTAGTTTCCTTAGGGATATACTTAAACTTTCTTGTATAAAGAAGCCTTCATCACGGCTTCCTTTATGGTGGTGCATTTCCTTCAGGTCTTGCTCAATAATATGTTTGAGCTTTGAGCAAGCCACGTCAGACCAACGTCTAATGTGGTCGTATTCAGACCCTGGGGCAGGTAGTCCTGTACCTGGCTCGTCACTTACACAATTGACCAGGGACAAATGTTTCTTCCAATTCTTACTATCCATAATGTTTAATCCTGTTAAAAATGTCAAAAGGGGCTTAGGCAGCCCCACGAGTCTCAAGCTTTCTCATAATGGCGCTGAGCGCATCAGGCTTGGTGTGGACGTATTTCTGAGTTGTAGCAATCGAGCGGTGACCTAGAATCTTTCCCAGGGTAATGCTGTCGACGTTATGCTCCATAGCCAGCCTTGTAGCGCAGGTGTGACGAAGGACATGAAAAACAAAGTGCTTGTCGTTCCTGGCTAACGCGTCACGCGCTTCTGCCCAGGTGTCGTAGAATTTACGATGGGTATAAGGTCCTGCTGGACGCATGTCTAAGGATGCCAAAGCTGACCGAGCTTCTCTGTTAAGAGGCACCAGGCGCTGGTCGCCGTTCTTGGTATCCATAAGAGTTATATAAGTACCGCAGTCACTAACGTAGCCCTGTGTTTTAGAGGTGGCATTATTGATGCCTAGAATCTCACCCAGCCGCATTCCAGTGTTGACGCCTAAGGTCACAAAGTGAGACATCCAGGGCTGGTTGCTGTGGTCTAAATAGTTGACCAGGTCAATAATCTCTTTGTCGCTAAAGAACCTGGGGCGCGAGCTTTTGACCTTGTGGAACTTCATGCGAGGCTTGCGCTCAATAATCTCGTGCTCCACTGCCAGGTTAAATAGGCAGCTGAAACATGCAAGGTAGCGGTTAACAGTGTTGTCACACAGTCCAACCAGCGCCAGGTGGTCAGTAAATACCAGGATGTCTTTGACGGTAAACTCGCCCAGGGGCTTATCTTGGTTGTCCTGGAAGTTAGCCAGGCGTTGAATCATGAACTGGCAGTCCCGCAGGTGCTTGTCGTGCCAGAGTCGATGCGCGTTGGCATCCATAAAGGTAGTTAAAGTTTCCATTGTGATTCCCTCAATAAAAAAGGCCCCTCACGGAGCCTGTTAGTGATTAAATTAAACTGTTTGCCGATAGTAGCCGTGCAGTTTCATCCAGCCGGTTTTTGTGCGGCGGGTGTACCGGCTTTCCCCTGTGTCGTTGACAGTGTTATTAATGACTGCCGCCCAGTGCCGTTTGGTAGTCATGCAAGCAATGAACCTACCGCTACAAGGCAACTCATTAAGATACATTCCTTTGGGTGTTGGCACTGCTTCCCAGCCTCTGGCAGTTAGATAGGCATGAGCGACTGGAGTCACACAGCCATTTGCTACACCTCTCACAATACCGCCAGTTGCCTCTTTGACCATTTCGGTCATTTCAAGTCTGACCCGCCGGTAGGGAGTATCGGTCGCAATGGCTATGGCGCGTGTGACGCAATCACCACCTCTTCCGCGATATCCAGCATCCTTTCGCCCACCATCATTTATAGTAAGTTTCATAGTGATTCCCTCAATAAAAAAGGCCCCTAGCGGAGCCTGTTAGTGATTAAAAGTTAACGACACACCTGTGTAGGTCGTATGCCACAACACCAGACAGGTGCCTGGGTAAACGGTCAGACAGTATCTGTACCTGACTTGCTTTGCTGAGTGCCCAGACATTGTCAGAATGGTGGAACCCTGCAGGGCTTAGCAGGTTGACGCCTTGGTCAATAATTAAGTACCTGGCAGTTCCTATGAAATAACTTGCTGCATTACCCAGATTTTCTAAAGCGTCATAAGCATTGCTAACACCCAACGAATCCAGGATTGGAGACCCTTGGCCTTCTATAAGTTTTTTCATCTCTTCAGTCTGCTGTTCAATCGCTAGAGACATATACTTAGTGCTCATCTCTTCAGCCTGCTCTTTGGTCAGGCTAGAGGCATCGATTACTGCCTGGTGCTTAGCAACAAATTCGTCGTGGCGGGCTTGGATGTCAGCGGTAGATTCAAATTTAGTAGTGTTCATAATAATTCCCTCAAATCGTTGGTATAAAAAAAGCCACCAAAAGGCAGCTTTGTGTGTGTTTACATCTGTATTTCGTGGTTTTACCTGTGTAGAATCCATTGCCGCAGGAAGGGCCCATAGCTCAGCTGGTTAGAGCAGTCGACTCATAATCGATTGGTCGTAGAGTCGTCACAGGCGCTTCCTACATTAGTCAAGCAATGGACATTGCTGATGTAAGAACTAATGTAGGCCCTTCATAGTCATCCTGGACTTAGGGGTCTTTACCTTGGTCGGTGCCACAATGTGGGCCAAGGGGCTGTCATCTGTACTGCCGTGGGGGGCCACCCCGTAATCACATCAACTGACTACATGTACATAATATCAACTGCCCCGCCGCGTTGCAATAGGTTCTACTAAGGTGGACATAACTCTAAAAAAACCCAAGTCACCGAAGCAACTTGGGGGGCCACAGGCCAGTAACCACGCGGCCTCTGCTTAGCATCAGATGCGTTGTGGGCATGTGACCGTAAGGAATAATTGAGTCACATGTTTCATGAAATTAGGGGGTTCCTGGTGGACAGGCACAGTGGTTTTTGCTGACCTTTTCCGTTTGCCAGAACAGGCCACAGTGCTCACACTTTTTGTATTCTAAAGTAGGCTCAAGCTGCGGCTTATTAAAAATTGCATCGAAGTTATCTTGGAATTTGTTGTAATCTGAGAAGGGTCTGGGGGAGGAGCCTTTGCCTGCCATAATTTGTCCTTTTTGTTCTGAGTTGTTCTATAGGTGGACATAACTATTTTCGGCAGGCATTAAGGCGTTTTGAGGGAGGGGTTATTTTGGACCGCGTAGGCCCATCAGTTTATCGGCACCTTTAATACCGAAGCTGGCACTAACCGCTATAAAGAGTAGGTATTGGTAGAAATCAGGTAATTCTTCGAGAGCCTGGAAGCCCTCTTTGACACGGTCAATAATCGTAACGTCGTCGACGGTGACGGCATAGCCTATCAATAGTAGGGGTAAGCTAAGCAAAATTACAAACCACTCGTCTTTCCAGGATGACGATGAGGCATCAGCCATCTTGGCTTCCCAGTCTGCATCATTCTGAATCACGTTCATTTTCGCCTGGTGCTTGGCCTGCTTTTCTTCGGCCTTGTTGCTCATATAACTTCCGACCAGGTCAGTCAGTGGTCCAATCAATAGTTTAAGCATCGTCTGCAGCTCCTCTTATCATCGCAGCAACTTCGACTGCACGGTACCCAACCTGGGAAGCATAGCGGCTATCCAGGAGCTCGTTGGCAGCTTTTTCCCATTTAGCCTCGCGGAGAAGTGCCAGGGTTTTCCTAAATGACATTAGCCTTGGGATTCCCAGGTTAAAACTTAAGTTGACCAGGGCTTCCTGAACGCATGCAGGCAACTTATCGAAATACGAAATGTTTCGCTGCAGGTCTTTAACGGCGACATCAATGTCTTCCTCCAGCATTATGTGCGCGACCCGAGTTGTAATGCCGCGCTCCTGGATGTTGTGGCCTACACCTATTGTGTAAATGCCCAGGTGGTCCTGGTAAAGGTCCAGGCGCATTCCTTCGTGCTTAATTAACGTCTGTCTTATTTTATCAATATCCATATTTCAATCCTTCTTTTTACCGAGGAGCCCCTGAACCGTTTCGGTTTCAAGAATCCGAATGCCGAGCCATACGATTGTAAAAAGACTCGCAGTTGGTGGCAGCCAAGCGGCCAAACTTAGGACACCTGTGCTTGCCGCAGCAATGTCTATTATTTCTTTTGCATCAGCCATTAGGATACCTGCGGTAAAATTAAAAAGTAGTAAGCCAACGCTGCGCTCAGAATTAGGCAGACAGCACCCAATACGTTTTTGAAAAGGGTGTCAATCTTGGTAATTCTTCGCAGCTTGGCCAAGCGTATTTGTTCAAGTTTGAATTTGTGGTTCGCCAGGGATTTCGATTGCAAAAACAGCATGTCCCTCCAAACCGCAGGTGGAACACTGCGCCGCAAAGCTCGCTCTTTCTTTTTGATGTCATCGCGAATCCATGCGAGCGAAAGAGCCTCTTCTTGTGTCAAAACTTTGCCATCCTTGGCATCTGAAGTTTCAGATTCAATCGTTTCAACCGCAGCTTTGCTTGCTGTCAATGTGTCAAAAACCGCAGCGAGTCCGGTCAGGTGTTCTCCAGATTCTTTGACAGTCTTTATGCCATCATTGAGAGTCTTTAGTACACCCACGACTACTGAGATTTCAGCGAGCATTTAAATCACCTCAAAAGTTAGCAGGATGAAAAGCGTCTAACGCCTCTTGTGTCGTAATCGCGTCCAGAGCATCTTCGTGCGCGTTACTCGCTGCGCGAACGGCGGCTCGCTCTGCGTAAACATCGGCAATCGTAGTTGTACCATCTGTTGCATCAACCTCAGTCGCTCGCTCAATCTTCCACGCAAGTGCTTCGATTTGACGAGCAGCCTCGGCCTTAATGAGAGGAGCTAAATTGGTCTTGTGGTCATCTATGGCCCAGCTACGAACAAGTACGTCACGACTTTCCATAAAGTCATCGCCTACATCGTCCGGGAACGCATCTACCCAAGCGTTGTTTACTCGTTTGTAACGTAAAGAATCTGCCCCTGTTACGCCTTCAGGCATCTCAATTCCGGCTGGGTCTTCCCGCACAACGTACCCACGACTATCAATTAATACCTTCATTATAGTTCTCCTTTTTCTGCAAGCACGATGGCTACGTTATCAACTTGACTTATTGGAATTACGTTGGGATATGAGGTGGATTTGCTGCCGACATCCATCCAGCCATAACCCCAATCAAGCTGGTTAAGGTTGTTAAAGCTTGTGCCGGAGTGGTCATCCGCAGGATTTGAGTGCAGCCCGTCCCAGCTTATAATCGACGCGCTAAGACCGTTGCCGTCTGAACTAACACCTCTCGACAAAAGAAACTTAGAGGCACCGAGAGGAACAATACTGAGATTACCGGCGGAAGTTTGCCACGTCCACCTTTGCATATTACCAGTTGCCACATCCACAATCACTGCATAGGCGCCAGTCCCTGAGTAAACAGCTTTGGAGATTAGAATGGCTGTTTTTCCGTCCAAAGATTGAATCCAGTTCGGGGCAGGAGTCGCAGTACCACCGTCTCCGCTATTAGTAGTATATGTCCCACTCCAAACTGTGGGAGCGTCCCACTGGTTGTTACTCTCATCCCAGCGCCAGCGAGCAACGCCTATGCCGTTGGAGCGATGATGCATAATAACAACGTCATTGTTATCGCAGAGAATGGCCTTAGCGTGATTTGCGCCCAGGTGTTCTCTACTATCACCCTGTGCAGCTATCCAGCCCTCAGTAGGGCCGACAACACGATTAGCAGCGACTGAAGTTACTGATGTGATTGCTGCGCCCCATGCATGCCAGTCTGATAAGTACTTTGCGGGGTCTGGGAAGTTTTTAATCAACACGGGCCGCCAGTCTCTAGCACTGGTATTCTCTCTCTCAATAATTACAGCGTTACCAGAGTTTTGGTTGTAACTAAGACCTCCTGAAGCAAGGTGATAATTCGGAGTCAGCATGCCATCAGCTTGGGCGCGCACCAGGTCGAGACCTGTACTACTTTGGTAGCCGCCGAAATTACCCGCAGCTTGGTTGAGAACATGTCTAACGCTGCGAGGTGTAACTTTAATGTAGCAAGCGGCTCCGGCAGCCTGATAGCTAGTAGACAGTGCATAACTTTGATTCAGCCCTAGATTAGTTCCTACGCAGGCAGTTGACTGTTGTATGGTGGCAATTGCATGTACAGGAGCTCTTTCACTATTGCCATTGGTAGCGCCGTTAGCCCCAACATCTAAGTGGTGGTTGCCTAGATACCCATTCATAGACGCTCCGATACCACCATAGCCTGCTTCATGGGAGGTTATCTGAGTCGAGT